GCGTGTAAACGCTGCCCAACAACGCCGCCACCGGCGTGTGGGTTTGGGCATCCAAGTTTTTTACCGCGTGCTTTAGCGGCCTGTAACGCGGCCTTGGTGCGCTTGCTGATCTCTTCGCGCTCATGTTGGGCAAACACTGCGCGGATGCCGAACTCTAGCGTGCCAGCGTGTGGCATATCAGCGGCCACAATTTCAACGCCAGCTTTGCGCAAGGTAAACAGAAACGCAGCGTCGCGCGATAGTCTGTCGATCTTTGCAATCAGCAGTGCGGCATCTTTGGCACGGCATTCTTGAAGCGCCGCCTGTAGCTCTGGCCGGTTATCATTCTTGCCAGACTCAATTTCGTGATAGCGGCCAATAATGTCAGCCTCATATGGCTGCACTAACTTTTGCTGTGCCTCAAGGCCAAGACCGCTGCGACCTTGGCGCTCGGTACTTACTCTAAAGTAGGCAATATATTTCATAGCAACTCCTGTGTGTCGGTGGTTGTGTATAGCTATGTGCTACACTTGTATCGAAATATAGGTCAGCACTTTAATCATGTCAACCTAAAGGTGTTTCGCTATGCAAAACAAACGGATGTATACGATACGAATGCGCGATGAGATTCGCGTGTTGCTTGAGCGTGCTGCTAAAGATCAGCGGCGCTCTATGGCCAGCGTAGTAGAAGAGTGCATTGTTCACAGTCTTGCAGATCGATACATGGATGTACATGACCGGTTAGATAAGATGCTGGGGGAAATGTGAGAGAGTGCATATTGGCACTAGATCTCGGCACAACTACTGGCTGGGCTGTACATACAGTGTCTGGCCAAATTGCGCACGGCTACGCTAGTTTTAAGGTTGGCAAGAATGATGGACCTGGGGTGCGATACCGCAAGTTTACAGATTGGCTGGTGTCGTTCCCGCATAAACCGCAATACGTCTACTATGAAGGTGTTGTGCGGCACGTAGGTACGCAAGCAGCACACGTATACGGTGGGTTGCAAGCAATTCTGCTAACTCACTGTGAATTGAATAAGATTATCTACAAGCCGGTTGCAGTCGGCACAATCAAGAAACATGCAACAGGTATGGGCAATGCTTGCAAAGCCGAGATGATTGCAGCCATGCAATCCAAAGGCCATCCGGTGACCGATGATAATGAGGCCGATGCACTGGCCATCTTATATTACGCAATGGATCAACATGAGTGAATGTTTGGGCTGTGAGAATCCAACGAAGGTCACGCTGCGTACCGGAACTGTGGTTTGCAATACGTGTGAAGAGTGGAGGCTAGAGTGTGAGGCTAGGTGGGCGCTAGATACGCTGCCAGATAGACCTGAGAAGAAGCGCACCAAGAAACTGCGCTTGACACGTGGACAGTACCTGGAAGACGTGAAGGCCGCTAGAGGGGTGGATCAATACATGCGCCTAAGATCGACGATGCTTGCAATACTATCCGACCAGAAAAACGGCCGAGCGTTCTAGGGTACTTTGCCAAACTGGTTGGAATTCAAGCGTCATAAAATTTGGCAGCGGCCCATATGTAATTGCTCGACACGTCAACCACCATTGTGCAACACGGAAAAATCACGTTGTTAGTTAGTACACACTAACAAAATCGTGATGCAATGCGGTATTCTTGCCAATACGCACACAACGCGCAGCGTGCCATTGAGACGAGCTATAATCGCGTATAACGCACGCAATGCGTTAGCGAATACCTAAGCATAGGCTGGTTTTAAAACGTCTTATATCGCATTTAAATCGATCCTATTGTTTTGGTACTGTTAAGAGTAGGCGATAGCACGCGACACGCAGTCTGCAATTAAACGTGCGTGCGCATACCTTGCCAAACAAGCAAAGTAAAAAAAAGGCCAGCGCTAAGGCTGGCCGTATTGTTTCAGTCTGTTAGTTAGTCAATCGGTAGATCCATTCTAAAATGGCAGCAAACAATATCGCAGCGCTGAATAAAGCAATACTAAGATCTCCGCTCATTTTTTACCTTTCAGTGCATTGCATAAGAGATGGTAGTTTTACGATCCCAGCATGCGCGACAATCTAAGCACGCACCGCCTTGTTTGCTAGCATTGCAGTCTGTACCAATCGGTTTAATTGTGTGGACATTGCTGGCCGCGATACCTGGAATGCCCTTTAGACTCGCAGGTATCATTACAGGCCGATCTGGATACATGGCAGATAAGCGAATCACTAGATTGCGCGGGATTGCATTGCGGCCATGTTTGGCAATGTAGGCCTTTACCATTCCATACTCCCTAGTAGGTAGCCAATGCTTAGTGCTTGGCGTGGCATTGCAGACTGCGACGATCTTTTCTAGGTGTTCCAGGCCTTGCAGATCGCCTGAATCGTGCCACCGAAAGTATGCATCAGAACCGATTAGGTTAACGATTGAGTCGATCCAGAGCGGATCGTTGATCGATTCTAGGCGCGCATGCTGCGCGGGCTCGATCGTGGCAGCGTACATTGCATAAAATCCTTTATTTGCATAGCAAGATGCGCAGACACTGCCCGCCATTTTTGCCATTGAGTAACCTGTTTTACATGCAATCGTAGGCAGTGAATACGATTTGCAAGGCATTTTGCTGGTTTGCGTTAAGCCGCCGGTAATAGATGAAGCTTGGTTTTTTGGTATAATTGGGATTATTTTCATTGTTTCCTCGTTTTGGGATAACAAAGCCGGAATCCGTCCGGCTGCGGGTTTACTTACTAAACAACAAAACAAACTGATGTAAAAGTACTAAACAAAAAAACAATTCAATTGCTAACATTGAAACTATGGCGATGATGTTGGCGGTGCTCATACGCTTCTCTCATTTTTAACTTGGTCGATATAACACTGTAAAACATCCCAATTAATTCCGTAATTGGCATCGTGGCCGTATTCTGCTCTAGCCAAAACCTCGCAGCATTCGGTATCTGTCAGATCTGTGTCTTCACCGTCTGCGCTTTTAACATCTTCAATATGCCAAACAATCGAGATTGAGGTTTTCATACGCGCACCTCGATCTGTTTCACTGTAACGATATAACCGAGCGCTTTCACTTGTTTAAGTGTGTTATGTGTTAGCGTTTTGGTTCCTGCAATCGCTGCGATAAGCTTAGATTTTTCGCAGACAGGATGGAATACAGTCTGGCCGTATTGATCGCGTGCTTGGATTGTGATCTGCATTTTTGACCTCTCGATGGGTTAAAAAACGATGCGCTACAATGCGCAAAACGAACGATACAAGATACTAGATGACAAAGGCAAGCAATAATTCCACACTGTTTCGCATACCGAAACGTCCAAAGATCCAAGAGGCGGAGCACCAAGATCTGCGGAAATTCTGTGTTGTACCGTATCGAGCGTGCAAAGATAAGAGAATCACCGCGACAATGTGGCGCGTGCTTGTCGCAATTGCAGGTTATAGCAACAGATCCGGAATCTCATGGGTTAGTCAAATCAGACTAGGCAAGGATCTTAGCGTTTCCGGTGTTGCGATACATTATCAATTAAAGAAACTGAAAAACCTAGGTTATATCGAAAAGATCCGAAACGGAAGGGAGGGATTTACAGCGGACACATTGAGAATCATATATGACAGCAATCTAACCTCAGAAGATGCAATTGCAATCGGCGGTGAACCACCGCCACCATTAGATCGAAAGGCTCTAACAATGGCAAGGATTAGACGAAACAGTAATAAGCAACAAGTAATGAAAGAATCAGAAAAGACTGATTATGTAAATAAACTAGTTGATTGTGTTGATGATCCAATTGAGCGATTGCGAGCGCTGTACGATGCAGAAGGTCTGCCAATGCCAACCGGAGAGCGTTTAGCTACTGAATTAGCGCTCATGCAACGCTTGTCTTAAGAGCATACGTTCGTCTGCTATTGAGACAAAATTACATGTGTGTGTGTGATTTAAGGCAATAGTTAGCGTGTAGCGTAAGTGAACGCTAACAAACTGGCTTTTACCGCGACGCAACACGTTACGTACCGCGTCGCACCAAATCGACCTTACCCTCCCCCCTGGTCCGGCCTAGCCGGTGGGTACACCACTAAATTTTTCCTAGCTTTTTTGTGGCTATTGCAAATGATATTAGATTGCGCTAGTATTGTTTTAGGGGAAAGCGGATGTTACTGAGTTGGTAGCCGATGGGTTGGGTTTACTGATGAGGTAGTGGAGCGAGTACCCTATATTGCCGAGTGTTTTGAATTTATATTTTTATAAGATGTTTTTTGGGGTTAAAAGAACCTCACCCGATAGTGGGTATCGGTTTTTCCCTTTTGGGGTGGCTTTCTGGTTTATCGCTTTGCTACCGTTACCGGCTGGGTTTTTCTCTCGCCCGATCTGTGAAGAAGGAACGACTTGCCCCATTCGCTGCGTTTATCGTGGTCTGTCAAGCCATCACATTCCACAGGGCTGGGTTATGGCCCCCATGCACATCATCATAAACCTTTTTACCAACTTGTCAATAAGGATAAGCAATGACATACGAAATCAAACCAGGGCAGGGTAGTGCGTTTAAGAATGACAATAAGAAAGAAGAGTGGCATGCGGACTTCCGTGGCAAGGTGATGATGCCAAGCGGTGAGACAAGATACCTTGATATAACCAAGAAAAAGACGAAAGCTGGTGATACATGGTTGTCTGTGAAGATTGGTAATCCTGTTGCTGCTTCTGCCAAGCCAGCGATGCAAGAGGATATGAAGGATGACATTCCTTGGTAAAGAGAGTTTTACCGAGCCTAAAGAATTGGGGTGGTGTTCGGTCAATCCAGAGCAAGATCAAGCGCTCTGAGACGTTGCATCAGAATCGTGAGGCGATTAGCTATGCGTTGTTGAGCATGGCTAATACAAAGATCACCGATATTATGACTTGGGACGAAGATGGCAACGTCAAGGTCAAGATGGCAAGTCAGATACCGGAACATGCATTACACGCCATACGCAAGATCAATGTGCGTAAGGATAAGGATGGCAACCAGACGCTCGAGGTTGAGCTATATGACAAGGTTGGCGTGCTTAGATTGCTTGCAAAAGCAAGTGGTTTGCTTGATGGACCAGAGGATGACAACGAACGGCCAAGCGTTATTGGCATTAATTTAAAAGCACCTGACATTGTTGATGTGCCAAAGGAGAACATATATGCAAATTCGGAACACAAAACCGAAGAAGATTGAAGGTACTTGTATTAAAACTGGTGAGCGCAAGGTGTGGGACTCCATCAGCGCAACACGTAAGGATGGGTTTCAGCCACCAAACATTCACCGCTGTCTAACCGGTAAGGTTGGAACACACCGTGGATACATTTGGAAGCTGGTGGAAGAGAATGAGTGACCCTGTAAACCATCCAAAGCACTACACAGCGCATCCAAGTGGTGTGGAGTGTGTGCAGATTACAGAACACATGAACTTTTGCCTTGGCAATGCTGTTAAATACATTTGGCGTGCAGATCTAAAACACGATGCCATAGAGGATCTGCGCAAGGCTAGATGGTATATAGATAGAGAAATACAGCGGAGAGTGCGTGACTAAGGTAAAAGAGCAGTCTAAGAAGGCAATTGCTGGACCTGGGCTTGATTTAGACTTCAGCAAAAGCCCAGTTGTATGGGAATTCCTAAAAAGCAATTCTTTTGTCCGCGGAATGATGGGGCCAGTGGGTAGCGGCAAGAGCTACGCATGTGCAGCCGAGATTATGATGCGTGCTGTCCGTCAAAAGCCGAGTCCAATTGACGGTATACGCTACACACGCTGGGCAATCGTGCGTAATAGTTACCCGATGCTACGAACAACTACGCTCAAGACTTGGATGGACTTGTTTCCGGAGTCTACATTTGGACCGATACATTACACGCCACCGATTACGCATCACATTCGTCTACC